ACCAGTCATCATCAGTTGCACCTCTGAAAATATGTTTACGGGAGTGCTTGCACTATACCCGATTTTCGGTTTATGATTCGATCACGCCACAAACAGATTCCCTGACAGTGGTGCAAACGAAGAAGGAGAGCCAATCATGGCGATCAATTTGAAGACGACCGGAGGCTTGACAGCCAATGGTGTGAAGTTGTTGGTGTATGGGCAAGCTGGAGCTGGCAAGACAACGCTGGTCAAGACTTTGCCGAATGTGGTGGTGCTGAGTGCCGAGGGTGGTTTGTTGTCCATTCAGGATGCGGATCTGCCCTACATTGAGATCGCCTCGATGGATGATCTGCGCGAGGCTTATTCCTGGCTGACTTCCAGCGAAGAAGCTGGGGGCTTCCAGTCGGTTGCCCTGGACTCGATCAGCGAAATTGCTGAGGTGTGCCTGAACACTGAGAAGAAGGCGAACAAAGACCCACGGGCCGCTTATGGTGCGATGCAGGAGCAGATGGCCGACATCATCCGCGCCTTCCGTGACCTGCCTGGCAAGCATGTTTACATGAGCGCCAAGCTGGAAAAAACGCAGGACGAGATGGGCCGTGTGTTGTATTCGCCATCGATGCCTGGCAACAAGACCGGCCAAGCGCTGCCGTATTTCTTCGATGAGGTGCTGGCGCTGCGTGTCGAGCGCGATGCTGAGGGCGTGACGCAACGCGCTTTGATGTGCGACTCGGATGGCCTGTGGCTGGCCAAGGATCGCTCGGGCAAGCTGTCTGGCTGGGAAGCCCCAGACCTGGGCGCGATCATTGCCAAGATCGGGGGCAAAGCATGATGCAGCCCGACCTGAAAGAACTGTCGCGCCAGTGGTTGCAGCACAAGGCCGACGAGGAGCTGGCCACGACTGAGCGCCGCAAGATCGAGGACCAGATTGTCAAGCTGTTGGCTGTGGCCGAGAACTTCGAGGGCACTGAGACTGCGGAGCCCGAGGGCTTTGTGGTGAAGATCTCTGGCCGCATTGACCGCAAGGTCGATGGCGAGAAGGTGCAGGAGTTGGCGGCCGAGTTTGGTTTGACAGACCACTTGTCCAAGCTGTTCCGCTGGAAGCCTGAGCTGAATATGGCGATCTGGAAAGCAACAGACGCAACGATCACTGGGCCTTTGGCCGGTGCAATTACGGCCAAGCCTGGCCGCCCATCTTTCAAAATCACCCCCAAGGAGTAAATATCATGGCATTTCTCAACGAAGCATTTGACGTCAACGAACTGCCCCAGGGCAATGGCGGTGGTGACTTTTCACCTCTGCCAGCTGGTTGGTACACCGTCACGATCACGCAGGCCGAGCTGAAAGACACGAAGGCAGGCAATGGCCAGTACATCAAGCTGCGCTACGACGTGACGGGCCCGACCCACCAAGGCCGTGTGGTGTTTGGCAACCTGAACATCAAAAACCCGAACCAGAAGGCCGAGGAGATTGGCCGCCAGCAGCTGGGGGACATCATGCGTGCAATCGGCTTGGCCAAGGTCACGGACACTGACCAGTTGATTGGCAACAGCCTGTCGATCAAGCTGGATGTGAAGAACGACGCGCAGTATGGCGCCAGCAACGAGGTGAAGGGCTTCAAGTCTGTCTCGGGTAGTGCAGCACCGGCTGCGGCCTCTATGCCTGCTGCTGCCGCCCCTGCCACCGCCAAGGCCGCGCCGCCTTGGGCTAAGAAGTAAGCAAAAAAATGCCCAGACTAGCGTGAACTGGTCTGGGCAAACTCATCAAAGGAGAGACAAACATGAAAATCCCTGAGCCAGATAATAGCATCCAGTCGTTGATTGACAAGCACCATGAGGCCATTGCCGAGGTGCCACGCCCACACCTTGGAGCCAGTACGCTTGGCCATGTGTGTGATCGGTGGCTGTGGCTGTCTTTCCGCTGGGCTGTGCAGCCGAGCTTCCCTGGTCGAATCCTGCGCCTGTTTCGTCGTGGCCACCAAGAGGAGGCCAACATCATCAGCGACTTGCGTGCCATTGGCATCGATGTGCGCAAGGTGTCTGCCCAGCACCGTGTGGACTTTGGCAGCCATGTCTCTGGCAGCATCGATGCGATCATCGACAAGGGTGTGCCAGATGCGCCCAAGTCCAAGCACATTGCCGAGTTCAAAACTGCATCCAAAAAAGCATTTGACGATCTGGAGAAGAATGGCGTGGAGAAGTCCAAGCCTGAGCACTTTGTGCAGATGCAGGTCTACATGGCAGGCACTGGCATCGATCGTGCGCTGTATTTGACTGTCTGCAAGGACGATGACCGCATCCACACCGAGCGCGTGAAGTTCGACAAGGATGTGGCAGGCAAGGCCATTGCTCGCGGCCAGCGCATTGCTTTGAGTGACCGCATGCCTGAGCCGATCAGCTCAGATGCGAGCTGGTATCAGTGCAAGTTCTGTGATGCGCATGAGTTCTGCCACCAGTCCAAGACCACCAAGCATGTGAACTGCCGCACCTGCGCTTTGGCCACACCAATGCCTGACTCGACTTGGCACTGCGCCAAGTGGGATGCTGAGATTCCTTTGGATTCGCAGCGCACTGGTTGCGAGGGTCATGTCCTGCACCCTGATCTGGTGCCTTGGCAGCGCAAGGATGGGCCTGACGAGTTCACCGCTGTGTATGAGATCAATGGCGTGAATCTGGCCAATGGAGACCCTGAGCAGGAAGGTGTGTTTGGCTCCAAGGAGCTGCTGGCCAATGCCAAAGCCTGCGCCAGCGGTGATGTGTTCATCGCTGAGATGCGCAGGGACTTCGGCGGGAGGATTGTGGGATGACTGACGCAGAGATCGCGGGATACATGGATTGGCGCGGCCCAGGCGCTTACACCGAACGCCAGCTAGTACGCATTCGCCGCATCGTCGAGGAGGTTAGGAGGCGCGAGAGTGAGGCATGTGCAAATGCGGCTGGAATTGCGCTTTTGGGTGCAGACCGTGATTTGACTGAACGAGTGCTGAAAACCATCAGAGCAAGGGGACAAGCATGAGTAAGATGTGGCTGGATAGAACCCTGCTAGTAGGCCCGTTCTTAGCTTTGGCTACCTCAGAAGCAGAGTTAAAAATTTTGGTCAAAGAAGCCAAGGTTGAACCGCCAGAGCACTGGTGCGGCAACTCAAACTGGCACGCTTGCACCCACACCTGGTACAACCCTGAAGGTCTAGTTTGCATTGTCTGCATTAACCTAGAGCACACAAAAAACATGAAGTCAACGCATGTTGCGGCCCTGATTGTTCACGAAGCAACGCATGTCTGGCAAGAAACAAAACAAACAATTGGTGGAAACATCGGTAATGAGTCCGAGGCTTATGCAATGCAAAACATTTGCCGAGAACTATTTGACGCGTACTCCATCCGAGCAAGGGGCAGTGATGCTGCGTGAATACCAACAGCGCACCATTGACCAGCTGTATGCGTGGTTTGAGGCTGGCAACGCTGGGAACCCTTGCCTGGTGCTTCCGACCGGCTCAGGCAAATCGCACATCGTGGCCGCGCTGTGCAAGGATGCTTTGCAGAACTGGCCAGAGACTCGGGTGCTCATGCTCACCCATGTCAAGGAGTTGATCGAGCAGAATGCCGAGAAGATGCGCCAGCATTGGCCTGGTGCACCTCTTGGCATCTACAGCGCCAGCATTGGCCGCAAGGACTTGGGCGAGCCGATCACCTTTGCTGGCATCCAGTCTGTGCGCACCAAGGCCGGTGCGCTTGGCCACATCGATCTGGTGATCATCGACGAGTGTCATTTGGTCAACCACAAGGACGAGGGTGGCTATCGCAAGCTGCTTGGCGAGTTAAAGACCATCAATCCACACCTTCGCGTGATTGGCCTGACCGCCACGCCTTATCGCTTAGGGCATGGCCTGATCACCGACAAGCCTGCGCTCTTTGACGATCTGCTTGAGCCGGTCAGCATCGAGGAGTTGGTGTTCAAGGGTTATTTGGCTACGCTGCGCTCCAAGATCACCAAGGCCAAGTTGGATGTGTCTGGCGTGAAAAAGCGTGGTGGCGAGTTTATTGAGTCCGAGTTGCAGGCTGCTGTGGACACCAACGACAAGAATCAGGCCGTGGTGCATGAGGTCATGGCCTTGGCCGGTGAGCGCAAGGCGTGGCTTTTTTTCTGTGCTGGCGTGAAGCATGCTGAGCACGTGGCCGAAGTCCTGCGCCAGCAGGGTGTGACTGCTGAATGCGTGACTGGAGAGACACCAAAAAAAGAGCGCGAGCGTATGTTAGCCGACTTCAAAGCAGGCCGTGTGCGTGCGCTCACCAATGCAAATGTGCTGACGACTGGCTTTGACTATCCAGACATCGATCTGGTGGTGATGCTGCGACCGACCATGAGCGCCAGTTTGTATGTGCAGATGGCAGGTCGTGGTATGAGGGTCAAGAGCCACACCGATCACTGCTTGGTGCTTGACTTTGCTGGTGTGGTCGAGTCGCATGGCCCGATCACCAATGTTCAGCCACCAAAGAAGGGTGGGGACGGAAATGGCGAGGCACCAGTCAAGGTTTGCGACAACTGCGGGGAGCTGGTGCACATTTCGGCAACGCTTTGCCCTGCCTGTGGTGCGCCGTTTCCTGAGCCGGTGAAGAAGAAGCTGGAGCTGCGGAACGACGACATCATGGGGCTGGAGGGCAGCGACTTGGACGTGACAGCCTGGTCATGGCGCAAGCACCTCAGCAAGGCCAGTGGCAAGGAGATGATCGCCGTGACCTATTACGGTGGCCTGAGCGATCCAGCCATCACCGAGTACTTGCCTATCATGCACGAGGGGTATGCGGGGCAGAGAGCCATGCAGCAGTTGTTCACCATGGCCAACAGTGCTGGTGCTGATTTGGCCCAGGCATTGCGCATGGAGGGCGAGGCAGGGCTGGACTACATTGGTGTCCAGATGAGCAATTCAACGCCGCCCAGGACCATCGAGTACCGCATGGACGGGAAGTTCTTTCGAGTCATCAAAAGGAGCTGGGAATGACGCCTCTCATACGCGAAATGGTCGGCTACACACCGGAGGCAGAAACCTTCATGTGGTTTGACCTTGGCAAGCTGCCGACTGAAGAAGTGCGGTTTTTGGTTGATGGCGAGATACTCACGCACATCCCTTTTCACAAAGTGATTGTCTGCTGCATCGACTCAGACGGTGACAAGTGTATGTCGACCCTGATTGGTGGAAACGGGTCTGTAGCTGCGGTTGGTTTTGTCCTGTCTCCAGACTCTTACAGAACGATCAACGCATTTGGCTATATGGACACCCCAGAAGGCTTGCGCTTGCTTCCAGTGAAAGAAGGTGACGCGCCACCATCGCGGGAGCAATGCTACTCCGTCCTCTGCACCATCAAGCACTTTCTCGACCTGCTCAGTCAGAAGGCAGTAGAGGCTCACCAGCCAAAACCAAAACGTAGCCTCATCAATGACAAGCGAAAAGTCAAAGGCAAATTCCCATCAATGTTTGACTGGCATACGGTTGTCTTGCAGCCAGCAGAATCCAAAGGCGCAGCGCTTGTAGGCCATCACGCAAGCCCACGCCAGCACGAGCGCCGAGGGCACTGGCGCAAGCATCCATCGGGCAGGCAGGTGTGGGTAAAGTCTTGCAAAGTAGGCGACGCCAGCAAAGGCGTCATTTTCAAAGATTACAAAGTAAAGGATTCAAAATGACAACCAGACCACCAGAGCCACAATTCTTGGTTGACTACCGCGAGTGGATCAAGGCTGGGCCACCTCGGTGCTGCCACACCTGCG